GGGAAATTAAGAGCAAAGCTCCTAATATTAAAGTATGAAGAACAAAACCGGAGCTTTGCAATCTTATATACCGTCTTCTCGGTCTTACACAGTTGTGTAAAATTGAGCACCTCTAAAGTGCAGGAAAGAAAAATCCTCCCCAGTTGCGATTTCACGAACACCCGTAACTGACGTAGTCGTAATAGGAACAGAAAATTCACATTGGATATATGCACTGCGCGTGAATATGCCGCACATAACATCATTTGCCGTAATTGGACAAGTGTTGGTTGAAAATGCAAACAAGAAAAGATTGTTCGTATACATCGGATATTCAACTTCCACCCCTGGATTAAAATAGGGATGGAAGGAAGCCGTCCCCGCTGTAGATGTATCGGCCAGTACACCTGTAGTAACTGCACATGATTCAACCACATCAGCGCTAGATGGTGCATACAATGAAACATTAATACGATCAGCTGGTGTTATGGGATTGGCAGAATTAAATCTAAATCTATATCGTGAGCGTATTCCTCCTCGCATACCCAAGTACGCCATCCGCAAGTATGAAAAAAGATCGACATCAGGCAATGCAGCCGAACCTGTTGGCTTAAATCGACACGTATTTGCAGGAATTATATTATTCCTAAATGATGCCACACCGGTACCAGTTGCGGGACTACTGGTTATATTGAGTATATACTTATATCTCTTTAACAAAGAGCGGAATGAGACAGGTAACTCACCAAAATGATCATGCGTAATATGACCCATTTCTGCATTGCTATAATTCAATGGCAAACAGGTAATGGGAACGCTGGAAGTAACACTGTCGGCATTACCAGATTCCAATAAAAACACTCCATCTTCATGAATCACATCAAGTCTACGCGATTCTTCTGGAGATGATGCCGCGAATCCAGTGGCACCTGCCACATTGTGAAGGCGAGGAATATTTGTATCACTGAGAACATTATATACAATGTCCTCTGAATACACATAACAATTAAGCAAAACTGATGAATTGTCAGGTGATTGTAATGACGTAAATGGAACCACTCCAATATATCCGTTTGTGTAACCTAATTGCGAAATATCAGCATAATTAACAGTCGCCATAGTAGGATCTTCCACTAACAACCATTCTCGATATGCACCCCAACTTACACAAAAATCAACTACTTGGGTTTCTTGGATATCTATAACTTTCATAAATTGTTTATTATAGGATAGATTTCCATTAATTAAAGTAAGTTGACTAATATTGGGTTCCCAGAATATGGCGAATTTCCCCCTATGAAATTTGGAACAGACTATTTCAATGCGATATGTAATAGTCCCTCGCCAATAACTAAAAGGGGCAGCTGAGAAAGCTAATGCAGTGGGCATTATACCAGTGGGACCAAGAACGGTAGTAATTGTGGGAGTAACCTTCGAAGTCATAATGGGAGTAGCCATAATAGGACTTGCTGCTGTCCAAGCAACTGTCCTAAAGAAAGAAGGGCGCTTAGCAATAGATAGAATGCTCATGTCATCACTATCGACTCCACAATAGCGAGGATCCACTGATAATTCTTGCTTAGGATCTAACGTTATTCTCTCAGATGTTTCCGTACCAATAACTTGACAAGTACTTTGGAAAGGTTTGGACTTAATCACTGTTGGATTACTCGTCAAGACAGGCCTTGCCCAACCAAATAGCGATGCAATCTGTTGTATAGAGGAGGCAACAGTTGATGACGCCATAGCATAGGGGCCTATAATTGGAATTTTATTCATAGTTGTAAGAACTCGGGCAGCATTCGATGCTATACGCTCCACCGGTCCAGTGTCCCTTTCATCTGCACTTCCAGATTCCGTGGTAATGGTCATCACAGTAGCAGTAGGCACGCCAACCTCGACATCCTCCATCCATGCATATACTTGAATGTAGGGGTTACTAGGTGTGGCTGATACACTTGAGAAAGTGTTCATAGTTGTAATAATCAAATTACCTGCCGCAATGAAATCAGGGAAAGAAGCAGCTGCTCCAATAGCAGCTGTTCCCGTGTCAAAAAGCCTGAACATTGGCTTTGGAGAAATAAATGGAAGAACCATCTCCAATGGCCGGTTTTCATTGACATTCATAGTAGTAGCTCCATTCGCTTGACTAAGATAGTTCAAAGCGAACTGACCATAATATCCAGCAATTGAATGTATCTTGATTAAATTATCATTATAATAGGCATATGGTTGATATGAAACAAGGAGACGTCCCGCATGAAATGGGGAACCCGCCAATGAGATACGAACATGCAAATTTCCTTTAAGGTATGCATAATTCCGCAACTTAGCTCTCACTGATGGAATTTTCGAAAATAAATCCCATACAGCAAGTTCCAATTCAACATTTGCTCCAATGGCAATGGAGCTCTCATATATCTGGACAGGTCGTGACAAAAAGTCATCCATAGGGAGAGTCGCAATTACGCCATCATTTGATGATAAAGTAGCTTCCACATCTCGGAAATCAATACCAGCACCAGGCACATCGGAAAAATTCCCAACTGTAGAGACTTGTTCTATATGGCCATCTACCATATCACCATGTCCTGATTCAAACTTTATATACCTCCATCGAAGTGTGATTGTATCTATTACTGCTAGAGTATCCAAAATAGACTCATGATGAGCATAATTAGATAATTCTAATAATGCAGCTACCTGATCCTCACCCACTGTCTGTAGGGCATTGTGGAGAAGCTCTTGGTGGTTTTTGCCACTAAGTTGCTTTTCCAGGAGAGACTTAGTCTCAAGTAATTGCTGTTGTAAAGTAGCAATTTGTATGGAGTAATCTGGTTCTCCATCGTCGTTAATTATTAAATTATTATTTTTATTTTCAGCGCAGAATTTGTTTGTCACCGAATGACTCTCTGCAGAGTCATCGATCAAGTTGATGGATAGGCTATTTATCGTCGCAGCTTTACCCAATACTGACGTTGATTGAAGAGCATTACCAGAAAGCATTTCAACACTACTTTCAAATACGATCACTTCAACCGGTGGATTAAAAGGTTCGGGACCACCGTTATCCGAACCATCAAAGATCTGATTAATGATCTTATTAAAACTGGGAAATTGGTAGGAACCCTCGGGAAAATATGTTTGGAGAATCAAAGAAGTTAATTCTTTAGAAACTTCATCAAATTGTTCCTTAGGGCAATGAAGTGCGAGTTCCCATAACGCACTTTGTGTGGTTTGTAACATACGTTCGAGTGTCGGAATATTAGGAGAAGGCAGAAGCCAATCAAGACTCTTAATTATTGAATTGAGATCGATTGGTGCTACCCAATGCTCTATATCCTCTCTATAACGAAATGTTCTTTTTAAGAAACTCATTTGGGATAATGAGACAAACGGTTCCATAATTGATGACTTGCTGGCTGACGTAAATTCTATGCCATAATGTCTCAAACAGAAATCTTGATAGATGACATTGTTAAAAGTATCAGCATATTCCGGTGAAACAGCGGCTAAAACATCGTCTCCGAAAGTCTTAGGTTTTACGCAATCAAAGAAATTATGTTCTTCTATATCGTGTAAAGAATAAAAGGAATACATCAATAGTATCAAACCTACCAAGCTATTATTTTCTGCCGTGGCATATTTCCCGGAAGGCTGAAGACCAGGAACTCTATATAAATCATTCAACACGTTGATAATAGGCCACATATCGTCCGTCAGAATTGAACGTACGATCCGTAGTGCATATTTGTTGTATCCCATGTTAGACAACACACGATCAACTATACTAGCAACTGCCCACTTAATTTCAATAGGAATTTTTATATCATAAGCTTTATAATCTCCTTCCATAATCAATGAAGAGAAATCCGAAAGGTCAACGCACACCCTATCGGCATGAGAATACATATTGATGCCAACTGAACAGCAAAATAATTCATTGTGCTCAACCATTAATGAATAAAATGGGGCGAGCATCATACGAGAAACTAGCAAGTAATCTAAAGGGGCAACGTAGAACATGCGAGTATTCCCAGTTAGAGCTTTTTCTTTAGATCTTACTTCGTCTTTAAGACGCCCATCATAAATGATACCTGCTGTCTCTCCTTTACTATACCTATCAAGAAGAGTTTCTATTCTATCTACTAAATTCTGATGTGGAATCTTTTTCATATCTTCAACGTTAAAATAATGAGATTTTTTCATTTTAATATTATTGATCTCAAATCCAAAACCAGCCGAAGTATTGATGTTGATCGACTTTATGAAAGGATCAGATGGTGCTCCATTAATGGCACTATCAATATCTAGAGGTTTAAGTTCTCGATCTTTCAATGCTAATATGATTCGATCAGACACTTGCATTATTATTTTATCTAATAAGTCACGATTTAGTGCTCTCCTATTTCCACTCATTTTCTTGAGTGCATTATTATAGGGAGATACATACGAATTACCGCGACCCTTAGGTTGTAATAGAGGTGGTAACATTTCAGAATCAGATGAAAAATGCAAATGTTTTTTAAAAATTTCTTTAACTTGACCGAATACCAAAGATTTCTCAATTTTACTCTTCTGGTGTACTGAAATCTCTCCAGGATATCGTCCCAAATATTGGGGGCCGTGTAAAACTTCATAATTCAGTGGTGATTTATTCGTAGGATCTATAAGTAAACCTTCAAGTAATAGATCTCCTTGATTCGCGAGCGGCATAAAGGAATCCTTATGGTCATCAATTATTTTAGAAATTGCATTTATATCTATAGGAACTGAAAAACCTGAAGTTCCACTGCCTCCAGCATGAATACCTACAACTTGATATCCACGTTTGTCGGCTATAAGTGGAATACCACACATACCTAACTCATGATCAGGATACTTGTACTCCCACATCCTAGTTACTATCTGTGACATAATTGGATTGTGGAAGTTAAAATTTCCAATGCGTGGCATTATGGCGACGTTACGATCGTGGAAGTAACCACGTAAAGTGGTTAAGTAACCCGGGCCATCTGGATCTATATGTTTCCGTATATCTCTAAATAGAATATAATTTAATCTAATTAGCGATACGTCATTACCCAGGTCCCATCTACTGTTATTCGCTTTCGAAACAATAGTATCATGGAACGCAGTACACTGTTCAATATTAGTAATCCCATTTGACGAGATTCTAACTAAAGCGCTATCTAGTGTTCCAAGGGCATGTGTATTTATTATAGCATAATTTGAACATATACCAAGTATATGATTTTTATTATTAGTATCAGTTTCTACACGCACAACTTTAAGATTACGCATAACGTTCTTGTAAAATTCTGTTTCGTCTCCATTGAATAATCCAGGAGTATTAACAATCTCTCTAGTATTCCATAAGTTAGTACCCGATACAGGATATCTCTTATAAGATTTACCTGATTCAAGCTTTTCCTCATGTTCAATAATAGAGGTTTCCATCGACTTTGGAGATAATCTTATAATATCAGAAGCCTTCAAATCATAAAGATCAATAGCTTCCGCTTTGATCTCATCATCTGTTTTCTCTGCAGGATTGACAGTGGAAGATGTGGTATTTAAAGAAAAATATAAAATTGCTCCAGCCAATAAGGTTCCAGCGCATATCATAATATCTTTATGCTCTTCCCACCACCAATTGGTATTATAATTAGAGGGAATGTCTCCCCCAAATAAATGCAGCATATGTTGCCATACTGTATTTCGCTTAAATTTAAGGTGTTTTTTCCCCATATTAGCTAACCAACCTTCGAAAAATCCGGTGTCGGATGCAAAAAGAGCTATGGAAAGTAAGGACCAAACTACCAAGTCCGTTCCTAACATCCCCATCCAACTACATGATCGGGATCCAAATTCCTTAGAAGAGGTTAACCATGTTTGACATATACCTCTAAAGGATTGTCGTACTAAAATACCTCGTTCATATGGACTAAACGCACTTAAGTCCATACTCAATATATCTGCTGGACCAGCCTCTAATTTGAGATCATCATGACCAAGATATGTCGATACATCTACCTTGCCTATATCTTTAGATTGAAATTGTTCTTCGATATGTTTCTGAAACAAACCGAGCATTAAATCAGAAAACTCGTATATATCGAGATCGGGTTTCCCACCAACAATTTCTTCCCTATACTTTGTAGCAGATATAGGAATACACGTTGTTACTGTGAGTAGATATCTATCCATTTCGGGAAGATCGGATGCTAAAGATTTAACTGGGTCTATAGCACATGAACCTGCTTTCCTAAATTCAGGTTTGACTTTAACTCCCACATATGTGAATCTACGTCTAAATGCTGCAGGGTTCTGGAACATTACATCCATATTCAAGCCCGGATTATTTGTATCACAGATTAGGAGTTCGGGTTGCGCATAATGCACACCCTTATCTTCAACAGCTGAATAATTCAAAAGGTAAGGAACGGAATCGCACCAGGATAGTACTTCTTTCAAAGCAGCATCACCATTGCGAGAAGCCATTGCAGCCGTGTCGGTACCCAACTCTGAAAAGTGTATAATAGGTTGAGACATGGGATCATGCCCATCCAGAAAGTCTGTAGTGAGAACTCTACTATATATTTGTTGCATAGAAAACTCACGATTTTTAGCACGCGACCATATAGTTGCAAGAAACGGAATTATTTTGCTTTTCCCCACTTGGGGGGGTCCATGTATGATAACTGCAGCAGGGACACTCCTAGTTTCTCCGTTAACAAGTTGCCGTACATTGTATTCAGCTTGTTTAAGTTGTATTTCAAGCATCTTCATGGTTTTTACATTGCCACAAAAAGGACTAGTGATTTTCATTGTGGCTTGAATCTGGGATCGCAAAGTAACAATTTCAAGTATATAATCTCTACGATTCTTTTTGCCCTCAACTGGAAGACCCCCATATGTTTTATCCTTATAATATAATAATTCATAAGATCTATCGATGAGAGCGCTAGGTGCATGTGACGCAGATATAGCATCACTTAAAGATGAACCTGCAATCAATGAATCTCCTATTTTTAGTAAGGAAATCAATTGGTCCCAACAAAATAAAATAAGTTCGAATCCATTCATCTTGGGTGGAGTTCCAGCCCATTTATAGACACGACTGGTAAAATCCTTACTAAAAACCTCTTGCGAAGCCACACTTAATAATAAATTGCGAAAGGCTTGAACCAAGTCACTGGTAACTACCTTTGACAATACTGTCTTGATTTGTAGTGCCGTGTCAGCCATAGCACTACTAGCGATACGCATTTTTGCATCTGAAAGTATTTCAAATAACCCTTCACTTTGGATGTGAACATCAGGTCTGAAAAATCCTTTGTAAAGCTGATAATAATCATACGTATTTATTATAAGTGCGGGATATCGAATCTTAACAATGAATCGGAATGAATATAGAGCGGACCACACTTGAAGTGCGGAGCGAGCACTATACAATTGGAAAATTAAATTTATCCAAGGTCCATAGGCGTCCATAAGTTCTGGATGTTCTCCAAATGGATTCAAAATATTCGAGAAGATTTTTAGAGAATCATCAAAAATTTTTGATTCAAATTTGATGGATCTTTTTTCCATCATGGCAGCGTGCATCTTCTGCACACGCTTCCGAAATTTGCGTAAAGCGTTACGCTCGCTCAGGCGAAACTTGTGATCATAATGAGAAGATTCATCATCAATCTGATCATCGCGATGCACGCGACGTTGATGGCGGTTCTCAGTTTTCGCCCTATCACGATCTCGTCGGTATTTGTTACGAGATCTCTGCTGAAGTATACGACCTTGGGTTCCAGATAAATTATCCTGAATCTTATCGATATACTTCCGATCATGCACCTTAGCATGGTCGAACGGAAGCTTTCTAGCTTCCAGGGGGGTGAAAGACTTGCAATTACCTTCCCTAGCCATTGCAATGTCTTTCGTGGCATTCTTTGAATTACTACGGTTTCCCTCCGCTGCGATCTGAGTCATGCCCGCCATCATTATGGCGATTACCCGAATTATCGGTGTCAGGTCTCGTTATTATTCTTGAAGTTTTCCACACATAAAGCAATAGTAGCATGTGTATCCGCAATTGTCATCCATAGGTATAGCCTCGGCGATTGGGCATCTTACCAATTAATCCAGTGGTGTACTGATAACTAAACTCCCGTTAGGAGTCCTGTGGGTTTATTGCCAGAGTTGCAATAAAGAGGCCAATAGTGGTTAAAGTTAGAGCATACATAATAAAATTAATGGTGAAGATCTTACTCGGGTTGACTATCTAGGGTTAGGTTCGACAAAGTTTAACACGAACCTGTTATGAACCAACTGATAACGTTTCATTTCTAAAATTACATGAGTGGAAACATATTCACTAAACGAATCTACTTGCTTGACATAAGCCAACCAAGCGCTCTCCCGGCAAAGTAAAACCGCGAGAGGTCAATAGGAATAACGATAACGAAGAAGCTTCCTATCAACAAAGTGGGGGTTTGGATAACTGCCCTCCCGGGTGGACTTCAAAAGATCTATCTATCATAAAAGTCCCGTATATGGTGTCAACAACAGAATTTGTCGAGATAGCAACAAAAACTGGATGGTCGTCAGCAGACGAGTAGGAAGGACAGAGGTGACAAGCTCTGTACAAAAGATTTCCGAAAACGGAAAAGCCGCAAAGCGGTACTCCTCATGGTTAGCTAAACCAGTAAGAGGAGCAAAACGAGGCAAAAGCCTCTGGGAAATAATTCCCTTCCAATAGCGTAATAGTTCAAAAGCGTTAACAAAGATCTGTCCAATGAGGACAGACCCTCATAAATACAGAACAAACTAAAAC